GTTCATTGATAACAAATATACTAGTTGGTACTACGATATTATCAATCGTGCCCAAACACGGGCATTTTTAACTAGCTATAGCGAAACACATCATATTATTCCGCGTAGTTTACAGGGAACAGACGAGCAGAATAATTTGGTTAAGCTCACTGCTCGTGAGCATTTTATAGCTCATTGGCTACTGACTAAAATGGTAAGTTCTAAAAAACACCAATATCAAATGTGGAATGCCTTTAGTTGCATGTTATATCGTGAAAAATCTGGACAAGAGCGATACAAGGTTACTGGACGAATATTCGAAAATATTAAAGTAGCTGGGTCTAAAATTAAAAGTATAAGAATGTCCGGAGCCGGCAATCCTATGTACGGAAAACAAGGGTCGAATCATCCTGCATACGGCAAAAAATGGACTGATGAACATCGCAAAAATGCTAGTGCTTCGCACAAAGGTGTTATTAGAACAGCAGAGTCAAAAGCAAAGCAAAGTGCGGCAATGAAAGGCAAAAAACAATCAGCAGAACATATTGAAAAAAGAAAATGTTCTGGTAGTAAAAACGGAAGATTTGGTTACAAAATGACGGCCGAAGAAATTGCTCACAGAACTGCCACTATGAAGAAAAATAAACTTGCTAAAAAATTAGCACAAGGAGTTACAAGTGCCTAGGTTGTCATTATATAAACCAAACAGAACCAATGATTACCAATTTTTAGATCGTACAATATCAGAAAGGTACCAAGTTGGCGGCGTGGATGTTTATGTACACAAATACATGGGACCCATTGTCGACACTAGTGATAATCCCGGAAACAGTGATGCGACTTTGCCGGTTTATACAAGCCAAAATCCCTTGTTTATAGAGGATTTACTGTTATTAGAAAATAGAGATAGAGCGTATGCGCCTGACATATACATCATGCGTATGGTATATACCAATCAAGACATTGATTTTAATCTAACACAATTTGGTCTATTTTTACAAAACGATACACTATTCTTGACCACACATTATAACGATATGATAGATAGTTTTGGACGCAAACTCATGGCGGGTGATGTTTTAGAGTTGCCTAACTTAAAGGATTATTATCCGTTAAACAGTAATATATCCAGAGCTTTGCCACGATATTATGTGATACAAGACGCCAACTATGCTTCGGAAGGTTTTAGTCAGACGTGGTTACCGCATACTTGGCGTGTCAAAGCCACTCCAATGGTCAATGCTCAAGAGTTTCAACAAATAATAAATCAACCATTGATGCCAGATAATATTTGGGATTCGGGTAATTTTTATCCTGCTGGCATGACCGTCGATAATGGTGGAAAATACTACGAAGCTACTAAAAATATACCGCCAGGAACAGATATACACGATCCTACTTACTGGGCATTAATAGAAAAACCAACCACAGTAGGCGATGTCGACTCAACTAGAAATAAAGATTTAGAGATTAATGACGCACTGTTAGTACAGGCCAATGTAGATGTGCCGCTTAGTGGATACGATAATGTATCATTTTATATTGTTCCCGGCACAGAAGATGGCTTGTTTGGTCATCAATCCAACCCCGATCAACTAGACGCACAGACTAGCCCATCTACATTTGGATATACCATGGGCTACTTAACAGGAGACGATAAGGCTCCCAATGGACTACCAGTAACACCTGGTGTGAGCTTTCCTTCACCAGCATCAAATGGAGATTATTGTTTGAGATTAGATTATTTTCCCAATAGACTGTTTAGATTTGACGGCGCTAGATGGCAGGCTATCAGTGACAATGTTAGAACTCCGTTAGATTGGGGCACAAGTAACGAAACACAGCGTAGCAGTTTTGTGAATAACCCATATACCACAAACACCAGTGATCAGGGCAATATACCTAGTAGACAAAGCCTAAGCCAGATGCTAAGACCGCAGGCCGACAATGGCAACGACGGGGGCAATTTGCCACCCAACCCACCTCCTTTAGGAAAATAATAATGGCACAGTCTTTTTTTTACGATTCTCAGATACGTAGATATTTGATACAGATAGCTAGAATGTTCAGCGGGTTTTTTGTTGAATTTGGGCGCAATGAATCCGGGGCGGCTGGCACTGGAGATACACTTTATCGTATTCCGGTACGCTATGGTGACTCTAGTCGGCAAGCACAAACAATTATACAACAAAATTCCGCTAGCAATATGCCTAGTACTCCCTTGATGACATTTTATATTACCGGATTAGATTATGATCGTCCTCGTATGCAAAATCCCACTTATGTGGATAATAAATCTGTTCGTCAAAGAACCTATGATCAATCAACAAATACTTATGAAACCACACAGGGCAACGCTTTTACTATAGAACGCTACATGCCATCTCCGTACAAATTAAGTATCAATTTAGATATATGGACCAGTAATACCAATCAAAAGATGCAGATATTAGAGCAAATATTACCGCTGTTTAATCCTAGTCTTGAAATACAAAATACCGATAATTATTTAGACTGGACCAGCCTAAGTATGGTAGAATTGGTAAGTACCGGATGGAGTAGTCGTCAAATTCCCAGTGGCACAGAAGATCCCATAGATATATCCACGCTTAAATTCACACTGCCTATATGGTTGTCTCTACCTAGCAAAGTTAAAAAACTTGGTGTTGTTGAAACTATCATTGCCAGCATCTATGATGGATCGGGTGATTTAGTCAACGCCATAAGTAATAATGACTTGTTACTGGGCACACGTCAGTACATAACTCCTTACAATTATCAATCAGTATTAATAGGCAATAAAATACAGTTGTTGGCACACTCGGCTGTGGTAAATGAATCTAATTATCAGCTGGCTCCGCCTGATCCTGTTGCAAACAGTAATATAGAATGGTTGCCTTTAATAGAACTATACGGTGTACTGCGACCGGGCATTAGTCTTATAGCACTGACCCAAGAAGATGAATCACAGGTATACGGCACAGTAGCTTATGATCCTACTGACCCTAGATATTTGCTGTTTTCAGTTGTACAGGAATCTGTACCATCTAATACTTTACCCGCAGTGAATGCAGTTATTAATCCGTTGGTCAGTGGTCCTGGACAAGGTTTGCCGGCAGCTGAGTCAGGGCAGAGCTATCTCTTCACCGAAGCCACTGGCAGTCAAAATGGGTATGCTGCCGCTTGGGCAGGAGTTGATGGGCAAATTTTAGTAGCTCGACCCAATGACATAGTGACCTACGATGGTACACGCTGGTTAATTTCTTTTGACAGCGCATCAAGTCCTGTAAATACACAATATGTTACCAATATTACCACCGAGATACAGTACAGATGGACTGGAGAATATTGGGTCAAATCGTATCAAGGTTCATACAACGGTGGAAGATGGTCTCTAATTATATAAATTCAGTAAGTGCCGTAGGTATATGGTTTTATTCTATATCTACGCACCGATATCTCTATCTAATGCGTAACGATAGTAAACATCCGCAGTGTTGGGGATTGCCTGGCGGCAAGCAAGATCCTGGAGAGACCATAATGACAACTTTAATCAGAGAATGTCAAGAAGAATTGGGGTCCATGCCCGAATACATTAAACTTGTGCCTTTAGAAAAATTTACCAGCGACGATAATGTATTTTCCTACCATACTTTTTTCTGTAGCGTGGCTAATGAATTCCAACCAGTACTTAATTCAGAACATATTGGTTGGGCTTGGATTGATAGTGGGGTGTGGCCAAAACCTATGCATCCAGGATTATGGAGTACTGTTAATTTTGAAGCGGTACAAACAAAGATATCAACTATACAAAGTCAGCTTTATACATCACAATAACTGATAAATTCTCGATAAGTGTAGTTTCTTGTATTGGCGTAACACATCCATTCAGCAGGCATATTCTGTTCGTTGCCCACCATAGTAAACACAGTACCAGAGTAAGCTTCTATCAATGATGCCACTTCCTGTATCCACGTGTCTCTTCCAGCCTTGGTGTTATTATGATATCCCAACATGTAAATTTCTTTGTGCCCGTCAAATGCAGCCAAATAAATTGGCAATACTTCTGTACACAAATGAGGATTATTGGGTATAAGGTAAAACTCACCCGGATTGCGTAAACAATTACGAGCAGTAGTATAAACGATGTTTGTCTTAGTGTATCCAGACTCTACTAATGTTTTAATAATATTGTAATCTTGATCCACAGCAAAGTCAAGACGCATGTATTGTGCTACATGCCCTGTGCCGTAGTTTTGTAGTTTTTTTGATCCCAGTAATCCGCCACGATGTTGCTCTAATATATCAGGATCAAACTGACTTATATCCTGCAAACTACCCAAACAAGCAGCTCTCCCGGATAAATGATGATTGTTAATAGGGTTTTCAACCCACTCACGATTTTCTTGTTTTTTGCCCCCGGACCAACGAGATTCAGTGATGACAAATTCACCAGGATAATCTCGTCTGTATCTAGCTTGCATTTAAATTAAGCCGGAGCACCAGAATCAGGCTCAGTTGGTAGTGTAACAACTTGATAATTAGCATACCAAATACCATCATCTCCCAATGTGGGATCAATGTCAACTAAAGCTTGTGTAGCAGGGTCATAGCTGGGAAGTGTAGCCGGAAGATTAACTATCACTACATTGTAAGGTGCTAGTTGTTCGGCAGTTGGGTCTGTAGTAAAG